ATGGCAAGTATGAAACTACACCAGCTATAAGATTTCTGCAACGTGAAACGGCAGGTACTTGCATAGCAAAATTTCTATCTAATCCACCTGGGAAATTACCAACACCAGTTGTAAATGAACCATAGCCGTAGGCTGTGTCCATAATGGCAGGGGCGTATTGCGCTTGGACGTTTTCAGTTTTTTTATTTATACCCAAAGCAGACAATAGACCCATAGATATACTTTATACCATAAAACGGACTATTGGTGCAAGTTAGACAAAGATTTGTGCAGTTTGTTGCGGTTTAGTTAATTGACTTACTACCATGGCAAGGCTGATCGCAGCTGTAACATCGCCAGCCGATTTACGTCTGATAATACGCCATCCAGCATCATTAGTCTTAGCTGCACAGTTATTTAAGTGTTGTACTAAGTCCGCTTGCCCACTATGAACTAACCTAACGTTAGCCAGAGCATCTGATAAGTCTGAACAGGCCTGATAGAACGCCTGACCACTGCAATCTTCGATACGCCATCCGCTTTGTTCTAATTTTGTGGCTAAAGTCTGTGTTGCGTACTTGTCAAATAGTATTTTGTGTGGGTGGTACTTTTTTGCCCACTCATTAATATCACTAGCCATTTTAACCTCGTCTACAGCTACTTCGCTTTGCCATAACTGGGCTAGACCTACTGCTATCTTGCCATCTTTTAATTGACCCATAACTAAAGCACCAGATCTTCTAGTAGGTGCAATATCAAAGGCCATTATAGTCATTGGCCCGACAGGTATTTCTAATGTGCTATCACTACATGCCTCAATAGATCCATATACCCAAGGGCTGACAGCGCTATCTATCCACTGGCATAACATCTCAGTACGTGTAGCTTCTACGCTGTTTGTATTGACTGATTCTTCCAGTGTCTGCTCTGAAATTAAATGGCCAAGTGCGGGATTTGCAAGTGCCCAGGCTTTACGATCATGTATCTTGCAGTGTTGAGGTGCTGACCACTCGTAATAACCTAAACTATCTGGTGGGTATGATAAACAGCGCTCTTTAAGATCATTAAGCACAGTGCTAAATCCATCACCTGCGTTACTTGTCATTAAGGTCATTGAATTAGGCCTAGCACGTGTAACAGGTAGTGCAGCTGTAAAAGCTTCTTCTGTCCATTCACGTAATTCGTCTATGTATAGAAAATCGGCAGTCTTACCACGTGGTGCATCTCTAGTAGCAGCAGCTATCTCATACCTTGCACCATTAAGTAAGCTTATAGATTCTTGACCATTAGCCAGGCGTATCTGTCTTACCTGGTCTTTTAGAAATTGATTATCTTCTATGGTAAATGTGACTTGCCTAAATGTATCTAATGCCATATTACGATTAGAGGACATACCCAGTACGTTCTTAGAACCCCATAAGAATAGATGGCTCAATATAAGCATGCGTGCTAGATGGGTCTTACCATTTTGACGAGCTACCAGTATTAGAGCTGTCTTTTTACGCCAGTTATCCTGATCGTCTACACATAACAAATCATCTAGTACAAATCTTTGCCAGGGGATTAAAGGTAGACCGATCTTCTCAGCTAGATCGGCCACCTCGTCCGCTTTGCTTTTACCTTTAAGTAAAGGCGTGTGAACTCTAGGTGTGGTACTGCCAATTAGCCCGACCCCTCGTTGAGTCTGGCTTAATTCCGCATCATTCTGCATCGAAGTTTAGTGTATCTGGTTTATTAAAAGGTGAGTCTGGAATGACCTGGACTGTCTTGGAGAGAGAAGGTTTGAAAAAGACAGGGGGGGTCGCCGTGCTATTAAAAAAACGACCACCTTTAGCGCTGTTACATGACTTACACATGCTTTGTAGGTTGTCTGGACTCCACATGTCACCACCCTTAACTCTAGGTATGATGTGATCCACTGTGTGTGCTGGCCTGTTACAACTTACACATGTCCATCCATCACGATCGAGGATCTGTATGCGCAACTTCGCCCACTTGCCACTACCTATAGCTCTTTTACTCAATGCCATCCTTTAGTCTTGAAATGATTTAATGCTTTACACATTGAACCATATCTATTCATGTTGTACTTGATACCCCAGTCTACTTGCTTAAAGCCATCTACCTTAGCCAAGTACTTAGATCTACCTTGTGGTATGCCATAGTGTGAGCCGTTGCGAGCGCTTGGATTCCAGCGTGACTCGTAGTGATAGAGCTCATCAAGACAATAGAACTCTGTAAATGAATGATGTAGTTTGATAAATGCATATTGCTTGTAATGAGTAGCTCTTGGTACTGCATGAGATTCATCTACTAATAAAAGCGATGCAAGTAAAACGCATAGAGCCGACCCAAATAGCCAGCACCTTCCGAGCCAGCCTCTGGGCGGCTCAGCCTTTCGCTTTAAGAGCGAATGCTGTTTTGAGCCTACCATAAAGCACCTAATCCTTTCAAACATGATAACCATATCATCTCACTATGTGGACAGTGATTTACCTCACAATAATAAACTTACAACTCCAATGTATTTCATATTGATCGATCCAAGTACAATCATAACCAGCCTCACTCATTATTTACCTCTATCTCTATAAAGTACTCGTTCTCGGTATAAATTGTATCTTTACGCACAATAGGTGCTTTACGTAGATCATCACCATGTAACATAATTAGATGCGAGCGCTCAATATTTAGTATGACAAATATAGAATTACCTGTAGCGAATTTAAGCTTACGAGCTGGTATATGCATAGTCTTAAAAGGGAATTTAGCCCCTTTCCAATTATGCTTCACCTCAACTTCACAGCTGTAATAATCACCCTCTGGATTCTTAAACAATAGATCTATGCCATATTGGTCAGGATTTACCCAAGCTGTGCAGCCCTTACTTTCAAGCCATTTAATTACTAACTCTTTAGCGTTATCATTGTCAGCGTATAGCTCTAAGCTAAATGGTTTAATCAAGGTTTAGAAACCAATCCAGTACCTTTTAAGATTATCCCAGGTGCTGAATACATGCGTGCCATATCTAGCCCACATTTAGGGCAAAGCATCCCGCCATCATCCTCTTTGTAAGTCCTATGCACACTCCCATAAGTACCACATTCATTACAGCTATATTCATACGTTGGCACCATAAGCCCCTATCAATAAACAGGTGTGGCAAGGCAGTGCGTCAAACTGCCAAGCCCCACAGCTCTTACATCTACTAACCTTGCTATCTTTAGGTGCATCTTTCTGCTCAGCTATATTCTTAACACCAACACAGCCACAATCCATGCACTGATACATCTTGAACCCATCTGGCATATCTGCCTGGTCAAGCCACAAGAACTCAGTGTTACGACTGCACCCATTACATTTGAATTTAGTCACGTGCTATCAATTCATGGCATCGAAAGCATGTGCCATCTTTGAAAACCCTGTCATCGCCACACATCTCGCATGTGATAACAGACTTAACTAGATGCACACCGCTGTCATCTATTTCGACGGTAACTCCACTGCCGTTAATAAAAGCGATATAGCCCATATCTACTCCAATTCTTCCCAGAATGATTTGTAACACCGAGTACACCATTGAAAATCATCATATTCTCGTGAGTGTCCAATTACTGGGCAAATTATGTACTCCAATAAATCCCAATAAATTATTTGTAACTTATTAGACACATTTACTCCTTATCCTTGAAGTACCAAGCGCCTGTGCTGGTCTGAGATGCCCATTTAGCATGTTCTTTGATATTACCTAGGCATACATAGCCATAGAAAGGCTTTTTAGTTGTTTTGCTAACGCCTGTCCGTAAGGTCATGCCTTTTTCACAGCAATCTACAGGTGGTTTAGGCTGCTCTGGTACAGCTGCAACCCAATCAGTAGTAGTCCACTGCACTGGATCTTCTAGTTTGTTTTCGACTGTAAAAACTGCTCCACTTGAAGTATTAGCAACTCGTTGCATTTCTGTTCGGCTAGGTCTTGCACCTTTTTTCGAATAGATGTAATTTGCCAAAGCCCTACCAATTG